CTCCTATTTAAAAATGTGCGTATCGCACTTTATGTTTTTCTTTACCTATTAAAATAGCTCCCCGATTCATTTTAACGATGAGCGAAGCGAAGAGCCTAAAATGTGAATACTTCTCATATTCCACCCCATATAATCCAATCTTTCAACCTTGCCATTTTTTTTAACTTTCTCAGAGTTTTTGCTTTGTTTCTTAGAGAAAGCGGTTTTCTAGCTGTAGAATACAATCTTACAAAATCATGTTCACCGCGTTCCTCTAATTCACAAAGCAAACATTTTCGAGGATTATGAGAAATTTGAACATTACCAAAAACTCTATACATTAACCGTAAAAAGTCTAATTCAATTTTGTTGTTCTCTAAATACTCTCTAAATGCTTTAGAGCTCGATACTGTATAATTATACTTCCTACCACATTGTTTGCATTTGTGCCCTGGTTCGACTTCAAGCAAAAACCATCCGTATTTTTTATGGGATTCTTGGATATTTAACAATCTTGCGAATATTCGTACTATTTCCATGTCCACCATGAAACCTCTCCTTTTCTTAAAAATAACCCGCAACAAGCGGGTTATTACTATCTTTTGTATATTGTTATTTTGTATATTTCATCATCTTTATTGGATCTATATGGATTCGGGCCCTTAAATTCATACGCAATAATGTAGTCGAAATTATCCTGCAATTTATTATCTTTTAAGAAATCTATTATCTTTATTCCTTTGTTAAATGTAATTACGAACTCATACACATCTTCAACTGTAATCTTTATAGGCAACACTTCTATGATTGAATTTCTGCGTTTGTTTACTACAAAATATCTTACTATATTTTCACCATCTAAGGTGTGTTTTATCATGGGTTCCGATTGTAATATATCATTAGTTAAAGCTTTCTCTTCTACCTTTACATTTGGTAGAAGACTAAATTGAAATATATCTTTCAGATATGGAACTAACAAAGCGAACAAGTTGAAATTATCAACAAACAAAACTTTCTGATTGTTAGGCTTCTTTATTGGCTCCTCTTTTTTCTTAGACAAATTCTTTTCAAACATTACCGTAGATATAGCTTTGTTAATAGCGGTTTTGAACCAAGTATAATCATATGTCTTGTCAATTAACAAGTAAAATTCAAATGTTCTGGTAAGTAATTTTACTTTGTATATTTTATATCTCCTGTAATCGATTTTTGTTTTGTCAAACAAATCAACCTTTGGACCTTTTTCAATAATATTTTCGTTGATAATGTATTGTTTTAGTGTATCTAATGAATCAAAAACCATTCTTGGGAAAACTTTGTTAAATGAATTTTTGAAATCCTCAAGATCCATTTTTTTTATCTTCTTTATTATATCTGTTGGTTTGTCTGAAATAATGCCATACGACGCCAAAACATTCGCTAATTCTTTTTGTGTTCTAATTGTTTTGATCTTTTTCATACTTTTTCCCCCTTTTTTTGTGTTTTTATCGTTTTTGCAAAGAAGACTCCATCTTCTGTAAGATGGAGATGAATCGCTATACAATCAAAACAAAAGCCCGGGCGAAAGTTCCGGGCAATTATGAATTCTCGGACTGTCATAACTTACGTACACAGTCCGAGAAAAAATCTTTTACAAATTGAGGCTTCAACGACCAGGTCTCTAGACCTGGATCGTTGTAAAAATCAAGGAAATGTAACCACAGAATTCGGGCTTGATCAGGAGACAAACCAGCCTCCACGAAATCTTTGAGGCCGAATCCTCCCCTGAATTTCCCCTTCCTTAAAAACATCTTAGCAATTTTAATTGAAATAGGAAGGGAAATTCTGATGTTTGTATCTTTTGCATGTCTCCTGATCTTTTTTGCCGTGGCAATAATCCTTTTTTTCTCTGTCATACTCTTCTGTCCTTCTCCGCCTGCCACCGCAGAGAAGGACACCCACCTCCTTTTTGTTTTGTTTTATTTTTTTAATTTGCCCGGGTGGCAGATCCGGACTGAAAAGGCGTGAACTACTACCCGCAGAGCATGGAACTTGTGGAGTATCCCATGGTGCCTATATATTCCTGCATAACGTAGCCCGATAGGGAATATTCCCCCCTGGCTGAGTCTAATCAACTATGGCTTGTTCTTCACAAGCCCCCGCCTCTATAGGCGGTGGGTAGTTGACTCGGTGAACTACCATGACTTCTATAAGTCATGGCTTCCTGCTTCAACCAGTGATGGCTCGTAGACCCCTTTCGGGTTCCGCCGCCAGAGCACTGTCCACAGGCGTAAATTCGGACGGTTCCCGCCCTACTGATAGTATTAAGCCATACTTAGCTAGATTCTTAGCAGTATTTACATCTCTATCATGATGTGCTCCACAAAAATCGCAAATTCATCTCCACCTTATAGAAGGCGGAGTCTTCTTTGCGTTTTATTCGATAAGCTAAAATCCAATTTGAATATAACACTTTTTTTGGATTTTTTGTGTGACGTCAAATTAACCTTACCGAACGTATACCAAACTTTCAATATATCCTAAAATATTAAAAATTCTAACATAATATTTGGAATTATTATTCCAAAAATTCAGGGCTTCAATAATATTGTAGCTCGTGATATTTCTCATGATTAGGTAGAGATATCTATACGCAATTTTGATTTGGAGAGCTGGGTATTTGATGAGTTCAGAATGCTCTGGTATTTTCTTTATTTTTTCGCGTATATCCGGAAAGAAATTGCTCACATACCATACCGCTGATTGATGGAGCTGACAGTAACCAACTGCTTTACCTGAATCACCGTATACATTTCTAAAACCAGATTCAGAAACAATTAAAGCTACAAACACTTGATATGGTACAGCTGGAAAATGTTCAAATTCCTCTGCTACAGTTTCTGCTATTAATTTTGCTCTTTCTTGAGAAACACCGTATTTTAAAGCGACGTTATACGTAAAGTTAAATGCATCAGTATATTCACTTGCTAATACGATACTTACAAATAATACCAAAATACAAAGAAACTTTTTCCTCATACTTTTTCTTCCTCCTTTTTACGTAATTTTGTATTAAAATTGAAAATAGGAGAGGGCACAGCAGGGGAGTGTTCCCCTGCACTAGAATATTACCATGGCTAATCCTTGTTATCGGAATCGGAATTTGAGGAATCATCTGAAGTTAGAGCTGCAATCAACACACCTGCTCCCATCAAAGCAAGCGCTATTGCTCCAAAGATTAGTCCAGACTTAAGTGAGTCTTTTGCTTTTTTTGATGATTCCTCTAACATTTGGTTGAATTCTTCATCTCCTTCATCGTTAAACCATTTTCCGAATTTTGCCATAGCTACCCTCTCCTTTCTAATGTGGTGTTTCACAAGAAGAGAGGCTATACACCTCTCTACTTAACTTTCTCCTCCTTTAGTTATTTTTAGTGAACTACCATGACTTATAGAAGTCATGGTAGTTCACTCGATAAAGCAAAAAACAAAAAAGGAGGACCTCAGTCCTCCTTACAAATCTCACTTAGGAAATAGTCATACAACGACTTTATTTTATTGACCAACAAGTCGTTGTATGCCTTGCGCGGACCGTGAAGAAGATGGTCCGATGCTTCTAAAGTCTCAACATTGCTTTTTATTTTTTCTAGCAATGTTGAGTTTAATTTGCATACTTTCCATCCGAAGGTGTCTAACACCTTCTCTGGAAAGTATATATATATCGAGGTCACGTAGACCTCGTCGATAAAATGATCCACCTTCAGCTTCAAAGCTGAAGATGGAACCAAAAATGGGTCGTCGGCAAGTATGATGCATTCGAAAAGATCACCATACTTACCAATGACCATTGAGTACACAAAACTTTCTTTGCCGGCTAAAAAGAATATATCGCCGGCATCGAAATTTTCTTTTTTTTGATTTGGGATTAGGTCCTCTGGTTTTAGAGGCCTATCCCATTTTTTTATGATTTCCAAATGTTTTTTTAACATATTTTTTTTTAACATAAAATCCCCTCCTTCTATAATTTAAGGTAGGTGTTGGAATTAAAAAATTTCACATTATATATAACGAAAAAAGGACGTTTTTTTGGACATCTAAAAACAAAAATCAGGAGAGAAAACCCCTCCTGATTTTCTAAACAAAACTGTACCTTACGTGATCCAAATGCAATTGGTATAACCTTTCTATGTCGTCTGTGCGCAACTCATAGACGACACAAGTTTTGTTAGATTCGTCTATTTCTACAACATACTTTGCGGACAAAATATCATCTGCTGTGATTTCTTTTTGGGCTGAAAATATTTTGTATTCTGGATACTTGCTTGCGTAGTACAAAAGTTCTTCCGCAAGCTTCATGTCCGTCTTAATGAAACATATCCTATATTTGTTTTTAGCATATTCCAAAAATTCACCAAATGACATAATATCCCCTCCTTGTTTTTTTATTTGGAATCGTTTCCAAAAAGTAATAAAAAAAGACGGGGCTTATTCGCCCCTGATTATTTCTATATTTCTACCTTTATGAATAACTCTGATAGATGGAATTTTATCGAATAAAACGCAAAGAAGACTCCGTATTTACGCCTGTGGACAGTGCTCTGGCGGCGGAACCCGAAAGGGGTCTACGAGCCATCACTGGTTGAAGCAGGAAGCCATGACTTATAGAAGTCATGGTAGTTCACTGCAGCTGTATTTGGGGCTAATGGTTCGACTATTACTATTCCTCTTTCTCGCCCCCTTTTTTTGGTAATTAATTAAATAACTTTGTTTTCAAACAATATATAACAAAAAAAATCAATTTTTTTGCCAATAAAAAAACGCCCCAAATTAGGGCGGCTTACTATTAATTACCTTTGAATCTAAAACAAAGGTATGAAAAGACTGTTATCATCATAGCCAAACAATGCCTTATTGACACTCCCCATGACTAAAGTCAGGGGATTCTTGGGTCGTTAACGCCCTCATCCATTTCTGGTTCGGACAACGCCCAAGTTAAGGGTGTGCCATCACCCCTCCCTAGGCAGGTCATATAGACCCTAGGGCTGGTAGACTATCGCTTTATGCTACACCATCTACCACAGGTGCTTTCATTATAAGCCAGCGCAGGAGACTCCATCTTCTTTAAGATGGAGAGGAATGCGCTGTTCCCTATCTTCTCTTGCGATATCTTCTAAAACTTCTGTATTCTCTTCTCTTCAGCAGCAACTTTCTGATATCTTGTCTAAGTTCAACTTCAGCACTGAACAATTCTTGTTTGTTTGTTATTGCTGAAATACCAACTGTTTTTGAACCAATGTCTACACCAACTGTAACAGGTTGTGTATATGTCGTTGTGTCATACAACAACTGAATTGTAAATGGTTCTCTTCTAACAACTTTAGCAAGACCTTGTTTTAAAAGTCTTCTAACTTTACCATGCCTTTTTGTTGGCATTAATGGTTTACCATCCTTTGAAATAACATATACCATATGCGGTAAGCCTCCTTTGAAAGAGTTAGGTGCTCATCCCCAATGTTAGACTGGCTTGTTATGTACGTACCACTGTCCCTACCCCTCAGGACTGTTTAGGTACATACGACAGAGCCTGGAACTTGAGCAGCATCCCAGGGTGTCATGACCAGTCTAACGTAGCCCGATAGGAAGATTAACTTCCCCTGGCTGAGGGTAGTCAACTAAGGCTTTTGCAAGCCTCCACCTCTATAGGTGGTGGGTAGTTGACGCACATATTGTGCACCACTCCTGTTAACAAAGATACCTTGTATTCTCACCATAGATGAATCACTCCTTATCACCACTCGTCGTCTTCTTCCATCTCACGTATCTTTTCGTCTCTTATAATCATCAAAAAGCCCTCCAAACCAAACTTGATTACTTCCGATGGATTTTCAACACAAACATCAACTAACTTATCCATTATACTCTTAATTAGCTCTTGTGCATTCTCGTACTCATCTACATTGTGTGGAATTATATCTTCTGGGAAAGCATTAAATAAGAATAAATCAATTTCATTTGAAAGGCTATTTAGCGCCGCTGGTGCTAACTTTTTCTTGTTTTTACTTGCTTTCTCTTTCAGAGCTTCTTTGATGTCATTTAAGTTTATTACAACATCATTGCCTTCAACTTTACCTTCGTCCACAACTTTATACATTCCAAATTTAGTGTGCGGTGGCATCTTTTCGTTTGTACTAATAATCAGCATAATTGAACCTACAGGTAGCTTTTTAGAAATGTTATCGGTAAAGAATTTGTATGCTTTTTCGAGCGTTCTTTCCGTCGTGCAACGGCATTCAACAGTAACTCCATCGAAATCAGTGTATATATCCGGTACAAAATCCATAAAATCCTTTGATAATACATCAAAATCAAATTCAAATAGCTCATAATTCACTAAATCACAAATCTCATCATGTAAATCTGTGTCTTCGTGAATAATATGTGCCTTTAATACCATATTAACACCTCCAAAGTTTTCGGATTAAGTACACTTATATTATACACTATTGGAAAGTTTTTAGGAGAAAAAATCTTGCTCAAATTTTAGACATACATGCTTAGCTTATATGGCATTACGCTTTTGATTCTATATTAGGTTTTTAGTTCATATTAGGCTTAAAGTGTTTTTCTCCTATGTATGGCTTTAACCTATATGTATGGCTTTAACCTAAATGTACGTTAGTTTTACTTATGAGTGTTTTTGTTGTATCTTGTTGACTTGCGTCAACAAGATCAACGTTTTAGCTATTTCGCTCACTTCGTTCGCTTCATAGCTAAAACTTTCTTTGATCTTTTTTAGCTTTATATTTTGTGTTAGACTTTTCGCTTTAGTTCACTCATATTAGGTAATGACTCATATGTGTTAGAACCTATATCAAGTTAGTAACTTGTTTAGGTTAGTTTTAAAATATGAAAATAAAACACACACATTAGGTTGCTATGAGGGTATATTCCTATAATATAATAGTAAGAAAAAGTGTTAAACATACATGCTTAAATGTTGTATTTCTGTTTTTGTAAATTTGTTCCTGATATGTACTTAAAGAATTATTGTTTTTGACTTGAATGTGTTTTACCATATACGGTTATTGATCCTATATTAGGTTTTTAATTCATATTAGGCTTAAAATACTTTTTTCCTATGTATGGCTTTAACCTAAATGTACGTTAGTTGTCTAATGAGTGTTTTTGTTGTATCTTGTTGACGTAAGTCAACAAGATTAACGTTTTAGCTATTTCGCTCACTTCGTTCGCTTCATAGCTAAAACTTTCTTTAATCTTTCTTAGCTTTATATTTTTGTGTTAGACTTTTCGCTTTAGTTTACTCATATTAGGTTATCAATCAACGTGGAAATCTTTAAACAGATTAGATACATATGAAACAACACAATAAGCTACCATAAAGATATATTCCTATAATATAATAGTAAGGAAAAGCACCCTACAACCCCGCATAAATTCGTAATTTTGATTTTTCAAAAGTTGTTACTATGTAATTGAGGAAAAAAAGAGCTCTACTACAGGAAAGTTTTTTACATGTTAGAATACTATTCGGGGGTGATTATTATGGAAATTGCTATTCTTGCTATTGTTATTGCAAATTTAATTGTGAGTTTAGTACAAGTATGGCTTATAACAAAATCTTCTATAAGGAGGTTGAATACTAATGAGTTTAAAGAGTCTATTCAGAAAGCAAACAAAGTGCTCAATAAAATCAAAGAAACATTGGACAAGAACAGTAGTCTTAATAATGGTATTGATTTTGATGCTGCTTTTAAACACATCGAAAGTATTCTCAATGAAAATAAGTCTAACCCAGGAAGGAACAATAGTAATTCTAACTGAGGACGAATTTTTAACTTTATCAAATTATATGAACAAACTAGAAACTACATTAAAAGAGGCAAGCGATACAATATTTGAGTTGAAAAATTTATTAGAAGAAACTCAAATAAAAAATGAAGAATTAAGCTTGGAATTATCAAAAACAAAGGAGAAAATTTTGAATCAAATTTTGATTTCATATCTTTTAGGTGCTTTAACAGGTGTAATTGGTGTAACTTTCGGTGTTTTTTGGCTGTTTGGAAAGTAATTGTTCATATTTCAGGGTTATGGTATAATATTTGCTGAAGGTGATAGTATGGAAAAGTACGGTATTGAATTAGAGGAATTAATTAAAGAATTATTAGCCAAGAATCCAGATATGACAAGAGAAGAAGCAGAGAAGAAAGCAAAAGAGATTTTAGAAAAAGACGATTAATTGGGGGTGAATTCAAATATGAGGAAATTAAAGACTCCAAGTGACGGATTAGCTATGGCGGCATATTTATCAAAAATAGAGAGATTAAGGAAAGAAATAGAAGAAAATAAAGAGAATAAAACATTCGAAGTAAGACCTACTCATTCCTTTGCAAAATACTTTGTCCCGAAAGACCCAAATAAGAAGAGATATCCAACCGGAGAACAAGCTATCTTTAAGCCTTTCAAAACCGAAGATGGATTAGAACTAATTCCCGTCTGTATTGATTTAGAAGATACACAAGATGATAAGATAATTAATTATATTTTAGATAACCTCGGGGAGACTGTTATTATGCTTACAAGAACCGGGGTTCATTTCTTTTATTTAATGGAAATCACTGATTTTGTTAGGTTGTATACCCAAAGCTACTTAAAACTCAGATATTTGGTTAAAAGCGGATATCTTACCTTAAAAGAAGCAGATGAAATCATCGGGACAAATACAGGCAGCGCATTTGCAAGTCAAAGAAAAAGAGAACGTGTATTAAAAATAGAATTTTTGAGAAGAAGTATGCTCCCTCTTTCTTTCGTTGGAAATAGATCTGCTTTTATGACCTTCAAAAAACTCTTTAAAGAAGGAAAAATTACATTTGAAACACCAGTAAAGGAAGCATGGAAATTAATTGAAGCAACTAATCCAAAGTCTAAAATCTATTCTTATGATACGAATTATATAGATGATTGGACAGACGATTTTGTCAAAAGTTGGCCTATTATCACTTTCGATAAAATTATAAAAACAATTAATCCAAAACATTTACCATGGGCAAAAGGGTTAGGCGATCCTGTAAAGAAAGAATTAAAGAAAGAAGAAATAAATGCAAGGAGACACAAAGCTAAAGCAAGAAAAGAAGCAAGAGAAGCCTTTAAAAAGTTAGGCTTAGAAAAACAGTTCAACAAACTTACAACAAGTACTATGATGGCAAATATTATAAAAACACAAATTCAATTAGGAAAAGAAGCACAGACTTCTGATTTACAATTAGACTTTTATGAATTTGAAGCAAAAGCTTTTGAAGAAATATTTGGAATTCCTGTAAGACACAAGCAGAATATCCTTTGTCCTTTCCACAAAGAAAGAAAATCATCTGCTGTAATTTATTTTATTGAAGCTAGAGGAGTTTATATAATAAAAGATTTTCACAGTTATGCATTAAAATCTACAAGAACATTAATGGAAGCAATAGCCTCTCAGGCATTAGGTATAGATTTACCAATGAAACGCGGTGACGGTTTATTCATGGTTGTATATAGATTTATGCTTGCTCGACTTGCGATTAACCTTCCAAAAATTATCGAAAAAGTTAGATTAATTGATAAATTCATTGCTACAATGAAGAAGCTTTACGATTCAGCAACTAAAAAGCCAATTTTATCTAAGTATCATAAAGTAATGAAGATAATTGAAGCTTATAGATATAACTTAATGTATTCAACCAATGTAGAGGATATATTTACAGCTGAATACGCACATAAAATCGTTGAAAGTATACCAGCAGGTACTATTAAATACATTATGCGTGAAGTAATTGTGAAATCAGGTTTCTTAAAGATAACTGGAAAAAAACGCATACACGGAACAAAAAAATCTGCTCATGTATATACTTTAGGTTTTAATGAATCAAACTTAGAAGAGGTCGCATATAGACTCATGACAGAATTTCTCGGTGCAAAAATACCAGAAGAAGTATTACAGAATTTGATTAAGGAAAGAAACGAAGAAATAAAGAGAAGACTTAGAAAACGCGCACTTGAAATGAAAAAAGCAAGAATTAGACAATTTAGATTGGCAGGAAAATTAATCAGAACAAAATGTGGAATAATTAAAATAGTCCACCCAGAGAGAACAATTGTTGTAAAAGAAAACAAAGAAATTTGTCCATCAAACGGTGTAAAAATTCACTCGTTAGTTAAGTGGTCAAACTTCAAACTTTTAGAAAAATTAAATACAGCTCGGCCTTTAGCTTCACCGGGACTCCCCAGCCATCATACGGTTTAGTAATTCGTGAAGCTCTTCAAAGAGATATCTTGATTGTTCTGCAATAGACATTTCAATATCAGGCAAGACTTCTTCAAGTGCTTGCCTAAGATAATAATTTGGTTCAATTCCTCTGTTAAACCAACTACCTTTTCGTATGCTTTCAAATGTTACCTTTCTAAATATTACACCGAAAGGTGTTTCTATTGGCACGGTCTTACCAACTAAGTGTGTCATGTATCTTGGTTTTACACCTAACTCCTGCGCTTTAAATATTTTATCTGTAATTGAAACTAATATACCATTCCTTTGAATAGCTACCTTTAAGTTGTTTACTATCCTATCTATTGTCCTTTCGCTCCAACCTGCATTAATTAAAATTGCGCGTAGGTTCTCTCTTATCCTCCTTGATAATTCCGGAATTAAAACTTCATTATTTCCACTCCAAAAAATTAAATAACCCACACCGTCAGGAACATTAATGCTCTCAAAACTTATTGCTTTTATCCTGTTTGTTATTGGAAGTATATCTACGAAATCCACTTTCCCACACCTTTCAACGTCAAATATTCACCGTGTTAATATTTTAAGTGATTGGAAGGAATTCGTTGAAGGTAGAGGTGGATTATATGGAAGAACATAAGGTCGTAATAAAAGAATTAACAGGTAATAATGAAGTTTATTCTATATATGAGCTATTAACCCTTAGTTTGATGGAAACAATTAAGTATTTTATAGAAGAATATACAGACCTTAAATTAGGTGATGACGTCGAAGTAGTACCTGTGTATAATAATCCATTGCTAACAAAAATGACTAAAACGACAATAGTAATAGATGTGGGTACAATTAATAATATATCTCCTGCATTTCCTAATGTGGGACATTCAGAAAGGTATTTTAAAGGATTACACATTTTTATGTTTGGTGGTACAGCATTAATACACGTGATTAGTCAAAATGAAATTTTTGCACATAGATTAGCCACGGCATTAATGTCTCTGCTCTTAGTTCATAGACCATTCTTTAAACAATTTGGATTTAATGAGTTAAAAGTAGATGGTATGTCTGCAACAGTAGTAATACCAGATGAAAGTGGTGCAATTGGTAGCTCTAATTACGATGTTATGCTTAATTTGTCTTTCTCTTATGAACATCAATTAACATTAATTAAGGATGATCCTGTATTGAACAAAATACACTTAGCAATAGAAACGGAGCCTGAATCTACAACAATTGAAGAAGATATCCAAAAAGAATAATTCTTAGTTATGGAGGTGTAAAAAAATGTATAGAAAACCTGGTGTATATGTAACTCAAGAATATCTTGCAAGTGTAAAACCAGCTAGAAACATTGAAAATTATCTCCCTGCATTGTTTGGGACTATAGCTCAAGTTGTAGAAGGAGAAGATGCTTATTTTGGTATTAGAGCCAGAAAATTAACTGCTGGTAGTTTTACAAGTTACGCACTACCTGTTAAAGAACATTTTGCAATTGATTATTCTACGTTGAGAGTCTTTATTATTCCAACCAGCGGAACAAGTATGAATATTAAATCTGTATCTAAGAAAGTATACGAAGACTTCGGATTAAAATATACTATCCCAGCAGATTACATCGATATTACCGAGTGGCTTAAAACAAAAACAGTAACTGTAGATTCTAATACAATTACATGTGTAGAAGATGGTAGACAAACAGTTTATATACCAGAAGAAATCAAATTTACAAACGACGAAATGTCGTTAATTCAAGCATCACCAAATATCGTATTTGAAACTGTTAGCGAAACAATAACCGATCCTGATACCGGATCAACAACAACAGTTGATTATAGTATCCCTAAAGGATTTGATTATGTAAGAGTCTTTATTGAATTTGTCGCATATCCAACTGAAGATAACCCAATTCTTGGTTATCCACAAAAAGTTTCAAGTATTTCACAGATTGAGGATGTATTGGGTAAAATACATCCAATGAACAGATTAGCATTTGGTGCTTATTTAGCTTTTATAGCAAATGGTGGATTGCTCCCTGTAATTGCAACACCAATTAAACAATCTGCAATTGATCCATTAGAGCCAGATACAGATGCATTAACTGATGCAATTTTAAGAGTTGGAGTCAGCCCAAATGTTTATGCATTAGCTCCACTTGCCGATGCAGCTAATCCAACAGTAATTAATTCAACTATTCAAGCAATTAATGAAGCATATTCTGAAAACTATATGAGGCAATTTAGAGTTGCAATGCTCGGATTTAAAAATATTGAAAGTGCATTTGGAACAAATACAAACGATAAATCAGCTGTCAAGACATATTTAAATAATATAATTGCTCCATTAGAAGAAAAGAGATTAAGAATATGTATGAACCCTGCATTTAGAATTAACTACAACGGACTCAATTATCCCGTTCCAGGATACATGTACGGTGCATTCTATGCAGGACAAGTTGCTGGTTTAATGAATGAACTCACAGGTAAACCATCTGAAATATTAACTGAAACTGAAGTTCCTGTATTTAACGATATAATCTATCCAAATTTCTTGAGATATTACTTCAGTGAAATGGATCTTAATGAAATTGCGGCTATGGGATATTGGATACTTTATAAAGATGAAGATGATAAGATCAAAGTTAGACATCAAATTACAACTGCTAACTTGGACGTAGCTACATTAGAAGATAGTATTATAAGAAGCGTTGATTATGTATCTAACTCTTTAAAATCAACATTAAAGGACTTTGTAGCAAGAATAGTTCTTACAGAAGATAATATAAATAACGTTATTAAACCAGCAATTGAAAAGAAACTAGAACTCTTTAAGATAGCTGGAATAGTTGGTAATAATACAAGACTTGTTGAATTAGTTGTTTCTGAAGAATCACCAGACACATTAATTGCTAATGTAAGACTTCAAATAGTCTTCCCATTAAATTACGTCGATTTAAAAGTCGTAGCTGGAGCACAAGTTTAATTATTCGGCCCCATTGTGGGCCGTTACTCTATATTAAATCTATCAGGAGGTGCGTATAAATGTCTAAAGAAATTAGTGGAACCAAAATAGCTTCTTATTCCGATGTGAAAGCTAAAATAAAACTTACTGAAACATCAGAACCAGTTGATGCATTCATTCAATCGATATCATATAACGTAGCAAAGCAAACAGATAGATTAATGGCTCTTGGAACAGCAAATAATACCCCATTTGCAGCTTATCCTGCATATACACTATCGCTTAGAAATGTAAGTTTAAAAGAAACAGAAGCAACTGCTTCTTTGCCTAAATTTGAATTGAAACAATATATTCCTGAGATATCTATTTATTCTTTAAATAATGAAAGAGTAGCATCATTTACAGGTTGCTACGTTATTAGTAAAGCAAAAGCAGTTCAAGCAGGAACAGTTCTTATTTATGACGATTTCTCACTTGAATGTGAAGATGGTGTAATTGAAAATTCTATGGATAAATAAAGTTATTTGCTATGAGGAGGCGATATAATGGCTAATATTAATGATTTAATAAAAAACGGAGTGCTTCCAAAAAATTTAGTTAAAGCTAGTGATGAAACTGTTATTCAGATAGCAAAAATAAATGAAGATGGTACCGCATCTGAATATGAAGATTACGCCGCTGTTAATGTTTCTGTTCAAGAAAATATTATGTCTCAAAGAACTTTCTTACTTAACGCTAAGCCTAAATCAAAAATTTTGGTAGGACCAGGAACTAACGTAATTCAAATTGCAGGCTTAATGGGCTTAGGTAAACTTTATACAGATGAATATGTGAATATAAGAATAGATGATAAAGTATACCATATGTGCGTTTTATCTAATTATGGTTCTTCAGCTAATGTTGGTGATCTTGCAATATACGAAAACGTAGTCTTCGAATGTGGTTATTACGAGGAAGAAAGCTCCGAAAAATAAAGGAGGCGAATAAAATGTATTCAATTGCTGGTAAAATATTCGATCAATATGATGATAAAGATAATAGATTGGGGTTTGATATAAATCTATTACCACGAGAATTAAGAACACCAGACATGGTTAAACAAGCAGCTGCAGAAACCGAGAGGGAGTATGCAGTTGCATATATTACTCCTAAAGGTGCTCAATTCAAATATAGAATAGATAATCCATTAGATGCTGCTGTTTCAGCTTGGTATTTTACTAAAACCGCTAAGTACATTCCACAAAAATATGTACCAGAAGTAGCAGCTAAAATTAATCAAGCTCTTATTGAAAATAATATCCATAATAAATTAAGTTATATTCAACCATTAAGAAAATTAGCGCAATATGGTCCTATGGAATTACCAGAAGGTCCTGTAGTAATTAATACCATGTTTATTAAAGAACCAGTACCACAACCAAAATTAGAGAAAAAAGCAGCTAAATTAACAGCTCAACAAAGAGAAAGCCTTCCTGATTCAGCTTTCGGTTTGGTTATTAAAACTAAATCAGGAAGAAAAATAAGAAAATATCCTATGCATGATGAAAATCACGTTAGAGCCGCTATTACATTCTTTAATATGCACGAAAATAAAATACCACCTCAATATAGAAGTCAATTAGCAAGAAAGATAAAGCAAAAAGCAAAACAATATGGTATAAACATTGCACCTGATAATGCATTAAACAAATATGCATCAGAACAAATTGATAGAGATTTCTATAAAGCAATTGCATTAAGAGAAAAATATGCACCAAAGAAATTTATCCCTGTATATGAAAAAATTGCTTCAGTAGCAGAAAAATATGATCCAACTGCTGTAGCAAAAACAATAGAGAAAATAGATAAAGATGCAGGTGTAGATAAATATTGGAATGTTTTAGGTACACCTGAAGAAATTGTTTCTGGTTTGAATAAAACAGCTTCTTATCTATTTAATAAAACCAATAAAATAGAAGAACCAATTAAATTTGAAAAAGAGCCACCAAGAGAAGTAAAAGATTTCGTTACTAAAGTAGCAAGTGATTTACTTAACCTCTGAAAGACGCCCGACATAAATAAGAGTTAGTGATACAATAAAGTCGAAAAAATAATTAAGGAGGAAATAATATGGATATTTTAACTCAGCAGAGCTTAGCTGATCCAAAGCAGATTATTCAAGAGATTGATAATAAAATAAGTATTTACTACACCAAAGTAGAAACTGATGGTGTTGATACTGCTTTGGGCTTACTTGCTAAATTAGGTATTAATTTACACCCAACAGTAATCGATAAAATAAGAGCATATTGGGCTTTGGGTAATTCTGAGTTACCATATAAGCATTGGCATGTATTTGAAAAGGTAGCTAGTGCTGTGTTAGATGGTGTGTTTTCTCCTGAGGTAATTGAACCACCATCAGAAATAGAATTAGCTTTTACAGCATGGATAATATATAGAGATTTTAAAAATAAATTGAAATTATTATCCGATGAGGTAAAAACGTATGTAACTGTAACATGGCATAAACATTATGGCTATGCCGCACCTCATTCCGTTCTTATCCCTTTTTGGAATGGTCCAACAAATCAAGTTGATGCTATTTTAAATGCGCTTGAAGTAAAAGAAAAGACATTTAGTGATATCGTAGTTCCATCACTTTCTAAAAATTTAATTGAAGCACAAGCTAATCGTTTAAATATTATTTCTAGCTTTTTAAAAGATTACGGCTACTCTGCAGAATACAATCAACAGATACGCAGAGAATTTAGGATTAAGGGGTGAAATAAATGTCAACAACACCCTTCTATTCAGACTATGAAATGACTATTTATAAATTACCTTCTACAAATTCTGTTAAGGAATTTATCAATAAAATTATTAATTTAGATACCGCTACATTAACAAATAATATAAAAGATATTTTCCATTTTTCTGAGTTTTTGTATGCAGTAAATGGTACTATTGCTTCCGGTATAGAAAAACTCGTTGAATATGCATTAACTGAAATAATGATTGAAACAAATGATCCAAAATTAGAACAAACATATCGCGAAATTTTAATTGATAAAATGGAAATAACTAAGCGTATGTTCAAACTTGGTTTTGATTATTTTGTATATGGAAATGCATTTGCTTCTGTAGTTACACCTTATGAAAGAAAGTTTATAGGGAAAAGAACGGGTAAAGAATATAAATTACAAATTACTAATAGAGGTCCAAATTGGTCATTTGAAGGGAATGAACTGTGGATTAGAGAAGATAATATAAGTGAACCACTTGAAATTAAGGATATTAGTTTAAAAAATACTAATTTCCGCTTGCAAATCTGGAATCCACATGATATAGAGATAAATTACAATGAATATGCAGATCAAGCAGAATATTATGTAGCAATAAACAAGAATTTTATATCCAGAGTAAAAAAAGATCCGTTCTTACTTGAAACAACGCCTGAACCTATTTTAACAGCAATAATGAAAGGTTCACGTTCAGTTAAATTGAATAAATCAAATGTAATTATCTTCCAAAGAGTATCTCCATCTGGATTATTTAAAGGTTGGGGATTACCTTGGTTAATTCATACATTCTTAGATGCTCATCATTATTTACTTTTACAAAAAACACAAGATACTATTTTAAGAGAAAGAATGATACCATATAGATTTGTATTCCCACCAACTGAATTATTAACAGAAGGGTCACCTATGGCTTTTGATATAAGGCAATGGCGACAAAAGGTAACTGAAGCATTAACTGCATGGAAACTTAATCCAAATAACGTACAAATATTCCCTGTGCCACTTCAAGTTGGTACATTATCAGGAGAAGGCAAAACATTAAATATGTTTGGTGAATTAGATTTTGCAAATACACAAATAATTCAATCTCTACAAGTTCCACAAGAATTTATAAAAGGTGGTTTAACTTGGAGTGGTAGTTCTGTATCATTAAGAATGTTAGAAAATCACTTCTTAAATTACAGAGAGCGTTTAGAAGAATTGCTTGAAAGAATAGTTCAAAAGATATCTCTGATTTTGAATATTCCTAAGGTAAAAGTTAAATTAAGATCATTCAAAATGGCTGATGATCTACAAAGAAAACAAATGATGTTAAACTTAGCACAAATGTCTGCTATATCAATGAAAACATTATTAAAAGAATTTGAACTTGATTATGATAGAGAAATAGAACAAATTAAACAAGAAGCAAAGAACAACAGTGAAATTCAGAAAGAGCAAATAATAGCACAAGCTAAGGCACAAGCAGAAGCACAAGCAGCTTCAATGCCAAATCAAGAGTTGAATATAGTACAAGAAAACATGGGTTTGGGACCATTAACAAATCAAATAGGAATGATGCAAATAACACCACCGATGAACATGCAGCAGGTACAACAACAACCAGATCAAATGATAGAACCACAGCAATTACCTGAACAGAAACCACCAAGAAGTGCAAAAAGTGGAATTTAGGAGGTGCGAACATGGGCGGAAAATACATTGATCCAGAAACATCAGGAAATCTTACAGATGATTTGAGAATAAAAAAAGTTAGGGTATTCAGACTTTCGCCTGAAGATGACGATACAGAAGCAGAAGAACTAGAAAAATTAATAAATTCATCAAAAGTACAAATTACAAAAATAGAAACACAATTTGATAAAATAGGTAATTATCTTGTAGCTGTATGGTATATCTTAGATAAAAATGGTTAAAATTGCTGGAGGTGACATTATGGAATTAAACAACCTTCTTATGGCTATACTCGGTGTTATTTCAACATTAGTAGTCTTGCCTTTTATAATTAAGTTGTTAGGTAAATGGAACAAGGAAAAAACAGCTAAGTGGTTATACAATTATTTATTTGCAAAGATATTTGGTACTAAAGCAAATGATCTCTCTAATCTGTTATCGGCAGAAGCAATTATATTCTTAGTTGAGTTAATTAAAGCGGAACCTGATTCACCAGAAATTGAAATAATTGCAGATGATATCGCTATTAAAGCTAATAAAATAAGAGAGAAGATTTTATCAAACGAAAGGAGTGAAAACGTATGACTATGAGAGAAATTCTTGCACAAAACGGTTATAGTTCTATGGACAAAGTAGCAGAGCTTCAAAAACTTGCTGAAGAAAAGATAGCAGAGGAACTTATTCAATATGAAATTGAAAAAACAGCTGCAGAGATTATTGAAGAGTTCCTTCCAGCACTTGTTGATGAAGCTTATGCTTTTGCAACAGAAAAAGTTGCACATCAAATTGAAAACGGTGCATTCTTGTACGATGATGATAATGACTATTCTGTAAACGATATTGTATCTGCAATACTTGAACAGATGAAGTAACACAACTGAATATGTTTGTATTTGACCAGCGCAGCCTCCGCATAATGCGGGGGCTTTTATTTTGAATCGACATTAAACTATTCAATAGATATAATTGTAGTGAACTTATGATAATGGAGGAGGAGGTAGAATATGGCAGAGGAAAAATTAACATTTTCTCAAAAACAGTTAAGAGACTTTATTGTAAATGGATATACTATTTTAAAAGCTAACGTAGGTGGTAAAACAGTAGAGTATAAAACATTAACTACCAAAGAGATTTTTTTAATTAACACATTACAAGAGCAAATTATTGCGCAAAGAATGATAAGTAATCAGATGTTCTTAACTTTAGATTCATTACTTAAATTAGCAGTAGGATTAGTTAGTATAGATGGCGAACCATTAAAACCTGAATTAACATCTGATATTTATAAAGATATAGTTAAATATTCAATGGGATTTGGTACTTCTGAAGAATTAAAAGAATATGTAAATAATATTTATGAAAAATACATTGAGCCACGTCTAATGGTTATTTTAGAAATACCAAGTGTTGTATTAGATGAAATAATAGCACAATTAAATGCATCGCAAGAAGAGATAAAGAAAGCATTGCAAGGAAATGAGGACGTAGAAAAAAACTCATAAGTGATCCATGGATTCGAGGATATATTAAATCTCTTGGTTCTAAATTACATGAAGAATATATATCCAATCCATGGATAGCAAAATTTGTTATGTTGGAAGATTCATATAATAGACAAATAAGATTTCAAGAAACGATACTAAATTTACTTGCTCTTGCAAGAAGCGAGGATCTTAAAAAGCATCTTGATAGATATACAGAACTATTATTTCCAGAAATGGTTCATCAAAAGAAATCGCGACTAGATGAATTCATTGAAAAAGCCAAAAAAATGTTGGGTATTGAAGATGATAAAGGGGGATAATTAATTGCCCGAAAATGCACAAATTAATCAACCAACACAAAATTTAATTAATTCACAGTTATTATCACAGCTATCACAATTAAATACGAACTTAAGTAAGGTGCAAATGACTACAGCAATACCCAAGCCAATGATGTTTTTTAATCAAGCGTTGCCGTATACATCATTTGCATCAAATCAATACATACCATTAACACCAACTACATTTGGCGGACCTTTATATACCCCGAGTTCTCCTGTATTTTGGCAAACCAGAACAACACCTTATAATATAAGTGTTTTACAAATGATAGGGCAGACACCACCTGCAGCTTATTTAACACCAATTGAAACAAAAGAAAGAATGAGGCAAGTTGCTTTGTATTCTGAACTACCTAAAATGATGGGTGGTTGGCTTGGTGGTGCTGTAGGCGGTGCATTTTTGGGACCTGTAGGAAGTCTTATTGGTGGTATCTTGGGCTATGCACTTACTCCTACACCAGAAAAATTATTAAGTGATGAAATTGCACCTATGTTCCAAACACTGTTCTCATCTGAAGAAAGAATAGGATATAAAAGCTTAGGATTAGAAGATGCAGTTAAATTAAGACGTGCAATGAAAGAAGTTTCATATGAAACATTCTCATTTACAGAAAAAGAAGTTAGAGAACTTAGTAAACAATTGGTTTCTACTTCTCTTATGAGAGGAGTTAGAACAGCTGAAGAATTTAAAGAAAATATGTCTAAATTAGTTAAAAACGTCAGAGAAATATCTGATGCACTAAAAGTATCATACGAAGATGCTGTTAAATTCATGGAAACATTTAGTAGAATGGGAATTAAAAATGCACCGGAACTCGCATCAAGAACCGCATTTAATATTAGAACTTATTCAGCTGCACTTAGAATGAATGAAGGAGCATTAACGGAAAGAATTGTTTCAACTGCACAGCAGTTGTATAACATTGGATATACAGGAGAAAGTGCATTAAAGATAGCACAAACTGTACCACGATTCTTAAGTGCAATAAAAACAATTAATCCAACTCAGTATAGACAACTTACAGGTAATTACGAAGAGGAAATTTTATCTGCATTAGAAACATTAATTGGTGGTAGTTTAGAAAATCAGCAATTTAATTATATGATGCTTGCAGCAGTTAATCCACAAATACAAAATGGTAGATTAACTGCAACTCCTGATTATGAAATGTTAAGGAGAATTACATCAGGTGAAATTCCTGCAGAGCAAATTATGAGTATAGCAACACAGAAGATTCAACAATCGGGAGCTACATGGCTTTTTACAAGCCCATCTGCAAGAAGAAGATTATTAGAATCAACCTTTATTGAACACCCTGAAACACTAATGGGAATGATTTATTCTAATTTACGCTCAAGTCCTGAATTCAGACAATATAAATTAACTTCTCCACAATTAAGTGAACAAGAAGTAATGAGAGATATTTTAATAGATAAATATAGATTACCTGAAAATATAGCAACACGTTTAGTTGATATTTTCCAATATAATGCGCAAAATCCAGAAGTTGTACAGCGTGGCGCATTTAAATTAGATTATCTTAGTGAATATGAACAATCATTAAATAGACGATTGTATTCAATGTGGGATAATTTAAAATCATTCTTTACAAGTATCCCGAGATTCTTTACTGGTATAGGGACAAATATACAAAGAGAATATGCCTCGTTTATTGATAGATTAACATTTAGAAAGAATTATCAATATTCATTAGAACCATTAAAGAATCAAGCTATAGATATCTTTGAACAGTTAACTCAACCGAGTACATTAAAATATGAATCACTTATTCAGGCATTAAGTAGCGGTAGAGAAATTACTCCTACCTTAGAAACTAATGTTTCTGCCTTGTCAAGACTTGCATTAGGTAACGAAGCATATAAATTAATTGCACCAGAAGTAATTACCGGTGCTAAAGAACAATTAACCGTATTAAAGGAAAAGTCCCTTACACCAGATGAATTAAGAGCTATTTTAAATGAATTATTAGGTAAATCTATATTAGGTATAAAACCATCTGAACTCAATCAAATGTTAAACAAAATAAATGATGAGATAAAGAAAGCGGGACAAATAAATATAAACGGCAAAACAATAACTGCAGAACAATGGAATCAAATGAGTCAAACAGAAAGAGAAAGATATGCAACACAATATTTAGGGCAGCAAGCAGTACAGCAAGTACAAGAAGCTAATATAACAGCCAATCAGGCATTGCAACAATTATATAATCTTCCTGAATACAGGCAATTATCTTCATATGGTCAAAAAATCATTCTTTCTGAAGCGCTAAGAGATAAGACATTTGCACAAAATCCAGCTAAATGGTTAGCTCGTAAAAAAGCAGAATTAGGACTAGGTCCAACAATTAATATAACTCAAGAACAAGCACCAGATTGGTTTAATGTATTTAGTACATCTATAGAAAAAGCCAATAAATTACTAGAGCAAGGAAACGCTGAACAAGCAGAAAGAATTTCTAATGTTATCGCTAAAGCAAAAGAATTATTTAGTGTAGGTCAGTTTGATGATGCATTAAAATTAATTAAAGATAATATGGACTTATTAGGCATTTCTCAAGCTGAATACAACCGCTTAGTTAACGAAACAGAAAGATTAAGGTACA